CAAAGGCCCATGGTTTATCCCAGGACCCCACAAAGTCCGGCGTAATCGCCGACTTGTCCAATGCGGTCGCTGCGACCGTCAATCAATTACGCGAGGCATTCGCGTTTCAAAAAGTTCAGGAGCGCGATGCTCGCGGCGGAACTCGCTATGTCGAAATGCTGAAAGCGCATTTCGGCGTAACTTCTCCTGACTACCGGCTGCAAAGGCCGGAATACCTGGGCGGAAGCTCGCAACGAATGAACGTTGCCCAGGTTCAACAAACAAGCGCCACCGGCGCCACTGGCACGCCCCAAGGAAATCTGGCTGCCTATTCTCAAACGTCCGCTAGGTGCGGATTCAACAAGTCCTTTGTCGAACACGGTTATATCATTGGCTTGGCCAATGTACGTGCGGATATTACCTATCAAGGTGGCATCAACAAAATGTGGCTTCGTCAAACTCGGTACGATTTCTATCTGCCGGCACTCGCTCACTTGGGCGAGCAAGCCGTCATGAAACCGGAAATCTTCTTCGAAGCTGGAACGGAAGATGAAGTCTTCGGCTATCAAGAAAGATGGGCCGAATACCGTTACAAACCCTCGATGGTAACAGGGGTGTTTCGTTCAAACACTCCTGGCGGTTCACTCGATTCATGGCATCTTGCCTTGGATTTCGGTGTTACCGCTCCTTCCTTGAATGACCAATTCATTCAAGACAATCCTCCTCTCGACCGTGTTCTTGCAATCGAGTCTTCGGTGGCTCCGAATATCATTCTCGATTGCTTCTTTGAACAAAAGGACACTCGCCCGATGCCGATTTATTCGGTGCCCGGAATGATTGACCGCTTCTGATGGCATTCGACGATTTACTCGGAATTGGTGCGGATTTGGTCGGCGGTGCCGTCTCTTCCGCATTCAATGTCCATGAATCAAGAGCAAACCGTCGCTTTCAACGCGACATTTCAAACTCCGCGCATCAGCGCGAAGTAAAGGATCTGCAGGCTGCAGGCCTTAATCCCATTCTATCCGCCAACAAAGGCGGTGCTTCAACTCCTTCCGGTTCCGCTGCTCATGTGGAAGCTCCGGAAGTGTCTTCTTCATATCAGCAATCAAAACAAACGTCGATTCAGAATCGCGTAGCCGATTCTAGTATCGCGTTACAAAATGCACAAGGAATGCAGGCGCAATCAGCTGCAAAATTAAGTGAGGAGCAAGCGAACGATGTTAAAGTTACTCGCGCTTTGCGTCTTGATAACTTGGTATCGGACCTCAAAACTAAAGCGCAAGCTCTCGAATCTGCAAAACTCGAACCCGAACAAAAACGTCAGCAAATAGAGCTGCTCAGAAAGCAAATCCAACAAGCTGAAATTGCTCGTCAAGCCGCTACGCTCGATTTATCCGAGAAAAAAGTCAAAAAGGCTTTATATGGCATTGCGGAGCCTGCTCTTCAAAAAACAGTTTCCAGCGCAAAAAATGCTTGGGAGCATAAAGAATCAATTGGCAAAAAAGTCAAAAATTGGTTCGTGGACAGCTGGAAAAAGTCTCGTTCAAGTCAAGATGTCGGGAGGTGATGCAATTGTCGTTCAGAAAAAAACTTTCTTCACGGAGAAGCAAAAAAAACTTTCGCCGCGGTGCAAAACAACACATCAGAAACGATGTGAAAATCATGCGTGGTGGATACCGTATCTGAATTCCCGAATTAGGGTAATTCAATATATCCGAAAAGGGAAGGAGCCTTGGCCGACGTCGGCCAGGGCTTTTTAATATGCCCTGCTACTTTCCCGTACAAATAAAAAATCCGAAAAAAGATTCCTTCGAAAGAGGAATCCGTAATATTACTGTTCCCTGTGGGAAATGCGTGGGGTGTTCTCTTGAATACTCACGGCAATGGGCCGTGCGTCTTATGCACGAAAAACAAATGCACGAAAATTCGTGCTTTCCTACACTAACTTATAGCGACATAAATCTCCCTTGGGGAGTGGAGCGTCCTACTTTAAATCCTCGTGACCTTCAATTATTCATTAAAAGATTAAGGAAAAAATATGGGCAAGGTATCAGATTTTTTGCCTCTGGTGAATATGGTGAGCGCACTTATAGGCCTCACTATCACGCCATTATTTTTGGCATTGATTTCGAAGACAAAAAAATTCATAGTACCAAAAATGGTTCTACAACTTACACTAGTAATATCCTTGATAATCTATGGGGTCTTGGGAATTGCATTATTGGCGATGTTACTTTTGAGTCTTGCGCGTATGTTTCGCGCTACATCATCGGAAAACGTGAAAATAAAGACACAAATCAGTCAAACAATATACAGCCTGAGTTCGTCCGCATGTCCAGGCGTCCCGGAATCGGGAAACCCTGGCTAAACAAATATTTCAATGACGTATTCCCGCAGGATATCGTCTACATAAGAGGCGGCTTAAAATGCCAGCCTCCTAAATACTATCTATCTCAACTTGAGCTACAAAACCCGGAACAATATCTGGAGATTAAATCCAAACGTGAAAAAAATTCATATAAACGCGATAAGGATAATTCTCCTCAAAAATTAAAAGTCCGGGAAATCATAAAAAACGCTCAAATAAAGACCTTGACAAGGTCGCTCTAAAATCATATCTTAATAAAAGCAAAGGAAATCGTTTCGATTTCCTGCGCACGAAATGCACACAAACAGTGTGCATTTGTCCTACAAAACACAGAAAGGACTTATATATGATCGAAGGCTATTCAATCTACGACGAAAAGGCGAAATTATTTTCGCCTCCCTTCTTCGTCAAAAATGTCATGCTCGCAGTCCGCTCTGTAAATGGTGCGGCAACCGAGCCGACTTCACAACTCGCAAAATTCCCCAATGACTACTCGTTGTATCGCATCTGCAATTTCAACGAGGAATCTGGCGATGTCGAAAACGCCTCACCGGCTCACATCGTCTCAATTCAACAAATCATCGAGAAAGGAACTCGCTTTGAAAACCACCAATCGTAAAATCCATCGCACCGACGACAAACGCGGTGCGCAGCAACATTTCCTTCAGGAAACGGACATTAATCACTTGGTGAAACGTTTCCTCAAAACCGGAAATCTTGGAACTATCGGCCAATCAATGGCACCGGTTTACGGTGTCTGTACTTCGGCCGATTTCCAAACCATGCAAAACACAATCATTGACGCGCAAAACGCGTTCATGCAACTTCCTCCGCGAATCCGCAGGCGGTTCGGAAACGACCCGTATCAACTCTTGCGGTTCGCTGAGGACGCAAAAAACAAGGATGAGGCAATAAAGCTCGGCATCTTGCCGGAACCTCCTCCTGAGGCTCCCACGCCTCCAAAACCGGCTGAAAAGCCCGAAATCGACGATGAGGCCCAACCCCATAAAAAGCCCAAAAAGGGCGACTGACAGTATAACCACCTTGATGTAATACTGTCTGAGTGACACCATGTTAAACCCGAAACAGTGGCTTAGGTCGTGGATACACCGTAAAAGCCGGTATCTGGCGGGACCACAAACCTCTGGTGTCACTCTCTAAAAAACACTATATTAAGGACACACCAATAAGGAGAAACATGAAATCTGTAATGAATCACAATTTCTCTCAGGTTCCTGCTCCGGAAATTCAGCGTTCAACTTTCGACCGTTCCAACGGTCTCAAAACAACTTTCAATCCCGGCTGGCTTGTTCCTATCTTCGTCGACGAAGTCTTGCCCGGTGATACCAAAAAAATGAATGCGGATTTCCTTGCTCGTCTTTCGACGATGCTCAATCCCATCATGGACAACATCTTTTTCGATACCTTCTTTTTCTTCGTACCAAATCGCCTTGTCTGGAACAATTGGGAGCGCTTCAATGGCGCTCAAAATGACCCCGGCGATGACATCGATTTCGTCATTCCAACCGTTCAAATCAATACGGATCCTCTCGCATTTGAATCTCAATCGCTTGGCGATTACTTCGGCTTGCCGACGCAAGTAAATATCGACGTGAATATCACGCCGATAAACGCGCTTCCTTTCCGCGCGTACAATCTCATTTGGAATACTTGGTTCCGCGCTCAGGAACTTCAGGAATCTCTCGATGTGTTCATGGACGATGGTCCCGACGAGCTTTCCTTCTATCAGGTTCGGCTTCGTGGAAAACGTCACGACTATTTCACGTCGTGTCTTCTCTCTCCTCAACGTGGCGACCCCGTCACGCTACCTCTGGGAACGTCCGCGCCTGTCATTGGCGACGGCACTTCTCTTGGCCTTACCGATGGAACACAAAATGTCGGTCTTTACATGGCAACTCCGTCCGAAAATCTCGACGCAAATGCAAGTGCATTTGACGTGGCAATCGGTACGGTTATCACTCCCGGTACTGGCACCGTGGGCACAAAGGCCCATGGTTTATCCCAGGACCCCACAAAGTCCGGCGTAATCGCCGACTTGTCCAATGCGGTCGCTGCGACCGTCAATCAATTACGCGAGGCATTCGCGTTTCAAAAAGTTCAGGA